GCGAATGCAATTAACAAGAAAACTAGGGGTTAAAGTCTAGTACTAAAGAATTTTATTCCTGATTAAACTTCTAAACCAATAAGACTCAAGGCTGAACCTTGACATACTTGTCCAGCAGATTACGTCCACCCCGTGGGTGGTTCATCGTACTAGGGTATGAAAAGGACCCCACTTTAGTATGGGGTGACCACCATGAGGGTAGTTGCGGAAACAGAGGAAGAAGGAAAGACCTATTAAGAAATTTCTTCTGAAGTTTAAATGTGGTTGACGCGGCGAATGCGAGGGGCTCCAATGAGATAACCAAAGCTAAAATCGTCGCCAGCTGCCTCATACAAATTATATGCGCCAAAGCAGTTGCGAACCCCACCAGCGTCAGCAGCTGTGTCAATTGGACTCTGGGGAAAGGCCGTGTTGTCGTAATACGCATACATGGGACGATCAAGGCCTCTAGGTTCGAGAGAGCGCATGATATCAATCTTGCTGCGTCTAATGATGGGACCATCTACATTCGAGATTCTTCCTTCTCCTACGAGAGAGATGGGAGTCTGAGCGTAGTATGGAACCTCAAATTCGATGGTGCCATTGAGATCGGGGTACACGTAATGCTCAAATGTTGGTGAGCTCTGTGTTTCATAGAAAGCCATGAGAATGGGCTTCCCGAGCTCCCCGTTTTCATCGATATTAGTTGATCGTCTCACTATGAGAGGGTCAGAAGGTCGAATGGCATCGTACTCAAACCCATCGAGCGCAGAATCATACTCACCTCGTGGCGCGGTATCATCAGTCGCAGAACGCTGCCCTTGATTGGTGCTCCGCAAGCCGTTGGTCGCAGGAGTAGCAAATTTATACCTCCTCGAACCTCGCCAAAATCTGTAAAGATACGAAATGTAGTACAGTGGGCAACGAGTGGGTAGTGCGCCGACAGCCCGGAAAGAATCGTTAGTTAACGTTCCGTCCGTGGCTCGTGACACTGGATAATCAATATTTTGCCACTGCACTGAGCCTGAGTCTGTCGCTTCCCCGAAATAGGCTGGATCAATCCGAATTTTATTATAAAGATGTTCATCATTGTCTAGGGGAATTGGCCCAGGAAAGCAGTAACGAGCGCCGGCCTCATTGACATACGGAAAAGGTTTGCCAACTGACGTAAGGCCAAAGCGCTTGATAAGCTGCCGGAGATTCGTTATTTTCTCTCCGATACACAGTTGCTCCGCCATGGTGTGGTCCATCATGCCCATAGGAAACACAGACGTCGATGTGTCTTGCACTTGTTCATTGTGCTCAATAGCTGTCGATGTCAAGTTGAAAACTTGGGCTTTCCATTCCAATTCTGGATCTTCCTGGATCTCGCCCAATGCTGTGAGGGGCTGTGCGATGGTGAAACGCGCAAAATCAGGCATGGCGTAAGAAATATCATCACCGCCAGAAATCCACATATTCAAAGGCACATTGTCTGCAACTGAATTCGAGGCACGTCGCAACTGATTGAGTACAGTAATAGTGATCGTGCCAGTGGAGTTTCTTTCCCAATCCCAATCTGGATCGTCGTACGGTCCTAGATACACTTCTTTCCAAGGAACATTGGACACATACGGCACCTCAAATTCGAGTTCAGACGAGACACTCAAGTCGAGGATCCAATTGTAAGCATTCTCAGCAGTTGTGCCTGTGAGCGCAGCTGAGCCATAAACACCAGGATGATAGGTAACCCTCAATCTACCGGTGTGAAAGGCAGTTTTGGCTGCGGCAATCCTGTACTTAATAGTGCCTCGCCATTGCTGAAACATGGATGCGACATACGCCACTGTGGTTGGACTCAGGAGACTCCCGTCGGGTGTTCCTTGAGCGAGCCCAGGCGCGACTGCGTTGTGATGCAGCGTGCCACCAACCGCAGTTGACAAAGTCCAGGGAATCGCGGCACGGAATATACACGACTTGGACGAAACATACGTTAGGTCCATTTCATCTACTTCCGTTGAGAAAATCCCGCCGTCATACGTTAGACCGTTATCTGGCATTGCTCCAAGCTTTGAAGAGAGGTCGATACCGTCAGCATTTGTGTAACCTTTGGCGGGCACGTTGACGTATGGACAATTCTTATCAAGATTGGTGGGTTTGTTCCAGCCAACTGCGGACGCCGCACCACCAATAGCACGTGATACCCATTCCACTGGCCGCATCCAACTCCCAAGAATGGGAATTTTGCCGAGCACAGAAGCTGCAGCAGCAACAGTGTTGGCGATACCAGAGATGGGAGGTCCAGAAGTGGCGGCATGCTCTTCAGAGCGCACTTGTGCAGTCCACACCTCCTCGTCAGTGTTACGGGCTCCAAAGCCAATTTGTGCAGTCCACACCTCTTCGTCAGCGGTAGGAACTGTCACTGCCTTAGAAGTAGGCATGGCTAGCTCGATATCCTCAAACCAGGCAAAAATGGTAAAACTCGCTCCTACAGTAATGGGCGATGTGCCAGATTGAATGGGATTAATTGGTACTATGTACATTTCTCCCATGTTGGAATGAGAATCAAGCAAATTGAAATGAGACAAAGGTGAACAATATGGCATCTTAATCTCAACGGGCGCATTACTGCCAACGTCAATTTCAACTCCAGGAAACCCGGTAGCGTTAGGTAAATTAGTAAGCATAGCGCCACGATTTGAAACGTCGTCGAAGGGCGCAAAGAAAAGCCAATACTTGCCACTCATAAATGGGGTGGCATTGAAAACAAGGCGAATCTTAACGTTTGCTCGAAAGAAAGTGAAGTAATCAAGCTTCTTAACGACGTTTGTGGAGTTTTGGAAAATGACATCAAGAAATTTCAAACTGACTGTCGTAAACGCACTGTTGAATTC